TCATAACGATTAAATTTTGAATCCATTAATAAATTCCACCACCTTTATTATTTAATTTCTATTGCATCTAAATCATCAGGATTTACACCTGCTTTTTGTGCATCTTCATTAATTGACTTTATTACTTTTTCATTCTCTTTATCAGCCATTTTTGTATTAGCAATTGCCCTACTTAAGAAATCTTCCTTAGATTCTGTAGCATTACCCTTTCTAACGTCATCTGACAATTCTGTTATCTCATCTTCATTCATAAACATTTTCATTTTTTTGTCAAAATCTTCATCAACCGTTGTATCTTTATATGAGATAATTTGATTCGGGTTATTTGGGTTCACTTCTTCGTGAGCTTTTGTTTTATTTACTTTATTCGGCTTCAATCCTTTAGCTTGTGCTTCAAGTGAATTTTCTTGCTCCCTTACTTTCATTGCCAATTCAGGATTCATATAAAATGCCATATAATCCATTTTGTTTTTTAATTTTTCTTCTTCTTCTTTTTCATCTTCTAACAATTGATAATAATAATAAAACCACTGGTGGTCATTCATCTTTTTAACTCTATCTTCTGTTGGTAGTGCTCCTGCTGATTTCATCACTTTAAATCTAACACGAGAAAAGAAATCTTTACTCATTTCTTTTATCTGTTCTAAGTTATCAATTGCTTCTAACTGCATCTTATCTAATTTTTGATATTCCGTAAACAGTTCATCGATAACCTGCGTTGGCAATTTTGGAAAAATTAACTCTTTTGATTCATCATCAACTTCAATATTATTGATTGATATTAATGCTGTTTTAACAACTGTTATTTTAAAATTTAACCAGCTGGTTGCATCATCATGAACAATCGTAGAAATAGACCATACCTTTGCATGTTCTTGACGATTTAATGTTTTAAATCCCCAATCTTTATTAAATCTATTGATTATTTTAATGCCATATCCATTAAAAATTATTTGTTCTAATAAATCTTTCTTTTCTTCTTCTTCTTTTTTCTTATCGTCCATTATCTCACCAACTTTCAATTATCCTTACTAATAATAAAATAAAATGTCTGTTACGTTTCATTACCAATAAAAAAAAGAGATACAATTAAGTATCTCTTTTTATATCAATAAACGTCAGCATAAGAAATCGTTGCTTGCTCTGCCACCGTAATATTCTGTACGGAATACGTTTTAGAATAACTCTGAATCCAACAATCAATATAAGTTTCTACATAATATACATCATCAGAACCTTCACGTCTTGTTTTCACCTGAATTTCCAAAGGAACTTTTTGGTCTTTCAAAGTCTTAAACGTTAATCTCGTTTTTGTTTTATAACCATCAGCTTCACTTTTAACCGTTGGCGCATCCCATGTATTTGATGTACCATCTTTTGAATCATAAACCTTTGAACCAACCTCATTGAATGGAACACCATTAGTAGTTAAACCCAATGCATTCCAAATTGAAGATTCATACAAAGCAATACGATTAACTGAAATTGTACCACCATTAGTATTGTTAGGAACTGCTTGCACAACACCTTCCCAACCAATAGCTTGCAACTTGTTAATGTTTCTTGATTCTGAAACGTTAAAAGATTGAATCATTCCTACAATACATCCATTTGCATAAATAAATATGTTAGTGGATGTCATTGCCCCTGCATTATCATATGAGGACAATGGTTTCATAGTGTTATTTGCTACACGAATATCATTTCTCGTAGCTCTATGAGTGTTTGTAGAAGTGTTTTGACCAAAGTTATTAAAGTGTCTAGTTGAATCATAAGCCATTATCTACTCACCCCCATTAACCATTATTCGTAATAACACTACTATATACGTCAGAATACTGAATCGTAGCCTGTTCTGTTACAGTAATTGTTCCACTTGCAATTGCTTTAGAATATGTTTGTAACCAACAATCTGTATATGTTTCAACATTATACGTTGTGTTTTGGTCATCAGGCAATTTCGTTTTTACCTGCAACTCCAAAGGAACACGTTGTTCTTTCAAAGTCTTAAACGGATTTCCTAACGTATTTGTTGAACTACTATATGCCGTTGCTGAATTATACACCTGACTATCCGTTGTTGCAAACTGACCAGTCGGTGTCAATCCTAATGCATTATATAAATTACCATTAAATATTGCAAAACGTGACAATGAAATCTGACCACCACGAGTATTACCAGGAACAGATTGGACAACACCTTCTGTTCCCAGTTCCTGTATCTTAACAATATCTCTAGATTCAGATGGAGTAAAGGATTGTACAAATCCAATTCTCATGTTATTTGAATATATTTCAATATTTGTACTAGTTACAGGTAGAGATGCGGAGTTATCCGCAATCTCTGGCATACCTGTGGCACGTTGAGTATTTAATGCTTTATTTGTACTTGAAGTATAAGCTGATTTTGTACCGCTTACTAATGCCATTAAAAATCACCTGCCATTAAAATTTTATAATATTCTGAAATTAAGCACTCATACCAAAGCTAATCGTAATATAGTTCAATGGAGAAACCGCTTCTATTTCAAAGTTAACAAGAACTTCGCGTGGGTCATCCGCACTATCTTTTACCGTCGGGCCTGTATAGCTTAAGATTATTTCTTGTGAAACAAACTGACTTAAAATACTATTAACTGTGAATTTAATGTTTGTTTTAGCAGCAGGAAGATTCTTGATACCAACATACATTTCATCACATGATTTACGAACCTGTGCAATAACATAGTCTTTAATCTGTACGTATGTGATTTCTGTTGTGATAATCTCATCATCTTTTGTGGTAATACCATGACGAACACGGATACCATTAGATTTTTCCTCAACAACACAGCAACCTGATTCAGCAAGTGCATTCTTTTCAACTTCCGTATATGTATCCAACAATGAGTTAAATCCACATGCGATTTTTTTACGTGTTAATGGCTCTGCTGGGTCATGCGTAAATGCAACCGTAGCAACACCCAATGCTAAATAGCAACCTGGCAATGTACGAGTATTAATTCTACCTGTTGACAAGTTTTTAACATCATAAGAAACACGACCAGGAGTTACATAAACAACACGTTCATCAGAATAAGCTTCTGCCTGTTGTTTCATACCCAAAGTCTTATCAGCAGCAGTTGCTGCTTTATTAATCTTCTGACCTGCATAAGAAGATAAGAATACCATACGCTCATGTCTTCCACTTTCAGCAGACATTGTATTAACATGAGATTGAGCATAAGAACCAACATTCGTTGAAGTTGTCAATGGAACAATCGCATTAACATTATCAACACCTGCAACATCCTTAGTCAATTTATCAATAGCAGCCTTCATTTCATAATCAGAATCATTTTTAGCCTGTACACATACGACTGGATTTACTCCTGCCTTAAATGCAAGTTCTGCACCTAATGCCAATGAGTTTGTTACAATTGAAGAAGCCGTTACATCATAGTTACCATATTCTTGAACAACATCGTCATAAGAATAGAAAACTTTTGGTTCATAATCTTCAATGGCTTTTTTGTATTTATAAGAAATATAATATACATTATTTTCCGCAATTGCTTCACCAAATGTAGCAGCAGTTGTAACAATACGAACCGTATCACCTGTATTAACGACATCTTTATCAAAATCAGGAAGCAAGAATGTAATACCAGGAATAATATTCAAATATTCTGATACTGCATCTACCTTTTTCGGGCCATAAATAACAGTGTTATCGGAAACTCTTGTTATCTGAACTTCTTTTGTTGCACTATCAACTACTTCCAAATCATACGTTCCACTAATAACCTCATCGGAATCAGTTACTAAGAAATATTTATAATCTTCAGCAGATTTTACTTCTTCCTTATTCACAGGAACGAATGATTCTCTCAATTTCTGAGAATACCCCGGAACCGTTTCATCAAAAACAACTTGCGGTTCAATTTCCGTTTTTGCGGCAATTGTTGTAATAGTTACACTATCACCAACTTTTGTAATTGATTCACCTGTAGTATCAGGAACAAACAAGTCCGTTATTTTCAATTTCAAACCAGGAACAGCAGTTGTATTAAAATCATTACTAACGCCCCATTCACCAATAATCTTCTTAGAAGAATTATCAGTTACACGATAGCAACCACAATTAATATGTGCTGAATCGGAATGGTCAAAAGCGTCTTCCAAATATGTAATTTCTAACGTATAAGAACCATCTACAATTGCATATTCTTGATTATCATTAACAACGGCTTCAATCTGTTCTTTTAATTTCAAACTTCTTTCATTTGCCTGTGCAGTAATTGCATATTCACCAGGTTGAATTGTGTTCCAAGCAATTTTATTACCCTCTTTAAGAGTAAAGGCTTTACCTTCTTCAAATTCTTTAGAACCTTTTACAATAGAACCATTGCTTAAAGCTTTATCTGTAACAGAAATAATTTCAAAAACATTTTTATATGCTAATGTGTCATATGATTGCGAATCGCTTTTTTTAATTGCTTCATTATATACTTCAAAATAATTTGCACCCGTACCAATCAAACCTAGCGCACGTGTTGCGCCTACATTATTTACGGTGCTTGCTGATTTTACAAAACGAGCATAGGCACCAGGAACTCTATATGGCATATATTTCTACCTCCATCCATTTTATTTTAAATGGCTACTTATTTTCACCATTTTTTTCATTATTTTTTTCATCCCTAGTAACATGATTATGTTCTATCCACTTATCATCAACTTTTAAATTCATGTCAACATTAACATTAAATTCATTCGGGTCAAGCAAGTCAACATCTTCAATCCATGTAGACCAGGTATTTATTCTTAACTGCGAAACATAAATTTTATCACTATTGTAATCTATTGTTGTTTCTCCAGCATAAGACAAATCTTTAACTATTACCCCCTGGTTTTGAATATAACGCCTTAATGAAAATCTCAACGCTTTCGCAACCAAATCAGTAAAAACCTCTCTATCCAACGGATTTCTACAACCAATATCTATCGTTAATGCGAATTCATAAATTCCCTGATAACGATACGCAATTATTGCACCTGTGCGTGGGTCTTTTATCTCCGTACACATATCACCTAATCCACTAGTTACCATGTTGCCCGTTGATGCACTTATAATAACTGTTGGGAATGCTCTTAATTGCTCTGGTTCAGAATCATAAAAAGAAGCCTCTGTAAAATGAGCATCACTTATTTGACTAGGTAATTTATTCATATAATTTTTTGGATTATTAAAATATAATCTCAAAAATTGTATGAATACATCTTTGGTGTGCTTAATCGCATTTTCCATTAACATTTACACACACCTCTTTTTTATTTGGTTCTATTAAAGAAATATTTTTATTTATTTTTATTATTTATACACACTATTGCATATAAAATATGCTAGTTATCCTAACACGATTTTATAAATTTTAATTACGCATTGTTATTTTTTAATACAATCAATTAACCGAATAATTATTGTTATCTACCACAAAATCAATATATTCGTTTAAATCATTTAATAAATTTTCATCTGTGGCGTCTTCTTCTTTTGCATCTTTATTAACATAAAAATATTCTTTCCTTACTGAATTTTTAAATGCGTTATCAGAATTAAACCTTTCTTTACCAATAGTCTTTAATTGTTTTTTCAACAATTCTTTTCCTGTTTCCGAAGAAAAATATGCTGATGGAACATCTTTAGCAGTAAAATCAATCCAATCTGCACTAAATTCAAATTTAACATTACTTACTTTAACTTCATTGTTTTCTGCTACTCTAATTAATCTTTTTTTCATTTTTAATTCTTCCTTTACTTTTTTACAAATTTGGATACAAAGTTGTTCGCTTCATATTATAAATAGGGTCTTTCATATCAAATGCCTTTAGTTTTAATTCCTGATGAAATAAATATCCTCCAGCTTGATTTATCATAGATGCAGTCACTTGATATATCGTTCCTGTTGGACTAATCAATATATCTCTATTCATAATCTTAGTGTTTGAAATCGTCCACGCTCCCGGTGAATTGTCTTGAACCAACATTTGGGTACTTATACCCATTGACGTTTCAACAGGCTTCAACCGGACGTAGAGCTGGAATGCAGGGTCATATCCACCAACATATCCTGTTCCATAACAAACAGGACAATCTTGCGTTCCTGCACGACCGCGAATTTCATCATAACATTGCGTACAATGTTCACCATCATTCTTCCTAGTGTATAAATCAAATAACATTCCTGTATTTTTCAAAATCCATAAACTACGTTCATTCATTTTGAAAAACCATCTATCTGTATTATGTACCTGAAAACATGTTGGTCTTGATAATGCACCCTCAATAAAATCGCCATCTGATTCATATACGGCAGACACTTTATACCAATTAGCAACATTTGGATTTCTACTAATATCAAAATCTTCAAATCTATTTGTCACTAACGGTTTAGCATTAACCTGATAAAAAATACCATTTTGAGATATTCCTTTATATAAATTATAATAGATGTTTTTTATTTCTTTGTTTAATACATGCTTATCTGGATTCCTTACTTCATCCCATGTCACAACAATATGTGAATTATCTCTTGGATACGAAATTATGACATTTTGTGGTGGTAACAAATTCTTTTTAAATACCTGTATATTCAAAAATAATCACCTCATAACTTAATCATAACATTCTTATTAAACAAAATTGAACTGCCATTCAACTGTTCACTAAAACCATGTAAATCATCCAAACATATTTTTGTTGACTTTACAGGAGATTGTTTTGACCGTATTTTTATTTCATAATTACCATTTTTTAATGCAAATTTATATTTACCATCTTCATCTGTTTTTACATATGTTTTTAATTCTCCATCTTGTAAAACAATTATTTCTGCATTTTTTATTGGCGTATGTTTATTATCAATCAATTGTCCATAAATGTTTTTATAATCAGTACCGCAAAAAGAAACAGTATCTTTATATTTTCTATAAATTAGACCCTCAATTAATAAATAATATTGGAATTTCAATCCATTACCAATATATTGATTTCTTTTGATTATTTTTTTGTTATTTATATAAATTTCAATATTATAAATTCCAGGTTCAATATATGCTATATATCTACCACCATTATCTGTATAACAAACTTCTGAAACAACATCTCCAAATGTACTTGTTTTTTCATTATTTTTTATAAATACAATCTTTGCATTTGTATAAGTTTTATCGTTATCCTGTAATTTTCCCACAATTGGTTTAACCTTATATCTTTTCATATCTAATAAAGACGGGTTTTTAATCACATTGTTATTTGTATATAAATTTGAAATAAATGTTTCTTCTGTTACTACTTCAAAAAAGCATTTATTAACGTGTGAAGATTGCCTACCAATTGCATCAAAATAACATTCAAAAGTTATAGATTTATCTTGTTTCAACATTCCTCACCCCAAATTAATTAACTTATGTTCAATTAATTTATCTTCTTGAAATTTCTCTGCCTTAAATTTTATAGCATTATCATCAATAATCATTGTATATTTATATCTATAGTTATCATCAATTGTATTAATTCCAACATTATAAATAATAAATTGACTATTATTAAACAAACTATATTTTTGTGTTTTAAATTGAAAAAAACTAGTTATTTTTTGTTTTAACTTAAAATCAAAAACTTTATTATTAATAAAAAAATTAAGGTTATCCTTAACACCACAAAAAACATTTCCATCTGTAAAATAACAAATCTTTATATCTCGCGTATCTTCTAAAAAAGAATTGTCATATTCAGAAATTAAAATATCATTTTTTGTTAATATTTCCCAATGCATTTTACTCATAGTTGTATAAAAAATTCAAATTAAAGCTATATTGACTTTGCTTTATTAATGAATTTTCCCTTAATTTAATTTTTGTCTGAATTGTAGCATGGTCAGATACGCCTAATATTGTTCCATACTCATCACTTGCATTTCCCTGAATATCCTTAAAATTTTTATTACTCATGCTTATGTCTTTGAATTTAGATTTTACGTCTAATGTTGTGCATCTAGCATATAAGAACGGGGATAAATTTCTTGATTCAGGAGGAATCTCTATCTCCAAACTACAGTTTGTAGCATTTTGTGCAATGGTTTGTGGCGTTCCACCATCCCATGCAGGTTCGTTATTCCAAATATCGAATTCAACTATATATTCCGATTCTCCACCTTTTAATCCATTGCAACGACCATAATATATTTTTTTATTCATTGATGTACTAGCCCATCCTAATAATTGATGTCCATCAACATTATCCAACAGCCTAGTATAATATGTCATACGAGGATATACCAAATCAATCACCACACTTCACTTAATTATGTATTTTCATAATTTAAATAGAAAAAGAGCGATTAATAATATCTATATTAATCGCTCTTTCATTTTTCTCTCTATAAATTAATACATGTTTTTCCAATGTGTATTAAAACACCACATATGTTTCATCATTAAAAATCTTATATGCCGTTCCGCAATTTTTACAAATCTTGTAACCTTCTTGGTCTTCTAATGGTGAATATTCACATTTTGGACAAGTTCCCGTTCGAACTTCAGCAGAATCTAAAGATTTTAATTTCTCCATATTTTCTCCGTCTTGTGGAGTTACCTCAATCTTTATATCTTCCAATTCACCATTAGTAATTGCTTTAATTAATCTTTTTTTCATAGAAATCACTCATTAACTAATTGAGCCAACTCGCCTACAAAATTATCATCATCATACAAATTATCACATGCATATTCCATATCCGCTGCATCATAGTCACTCAAATCAGGTAACTCATTTGCCAATGCTTCAATAACATCTGTCATAAAGTCATCATCCTCGGACATTGTTTCTGCAACCTCATCATTAGAAACCTGAGTTTCAAACAAATCAGGATATTTATCAACAAAATCGTCCAACAAATTCAACATTTTCGGACTCGGATTTTTTGCTAATCCTTTTAATTTCTTACTAAGTCCATGGTCATCATGATGCATATTAAAGCCACCAGATGCAATACTCTTTTTACTCATATATATCTACTTCCTTTTGAATTATTAATCATTTTTTACTATTAATAAAATAGCTCAATTTAGTCAATCTATTACGTTAAATATCAATTATTTGCTCACTTGTTTTAAAACCATTACTATTAATAACAAATTTATATTTCCCTTTATTTAAATTTAATTTAAAACTTCCATCAACATCCGTAATATCTTCGCAAACATATTCGTAAATGTCTTTTTCTATATTATATACACTTGCTATAATTGAAGCACCCTCAATTCCATTTCCATGGGCATCTAATATATAATCAATGACTTCATTTTCTCCATTACCATTATAAACGGTTTTCGTTTTTGTTTTTGTATCTTTAGAAACAATTTCCTCTATGGTTTTTTCCCCACTATTATAAACATTTAATTTAAACTTTTTCAATATTCCTGTCGGAGTTTTTATTTTCATAACATAGTTTCCTTCATCTAAAAAAACTTTCCATTTCCCATGATTATCTGTTTTTGTTTCAATCAATGCAGTTTCAATATCATCAATATTAAATATTGATATTTCAACATCAGGTATTCCCATATCATTTTTAGAAGTAAATTCATCTTCTATTTTAAACAATCCATTGCCTAACGCTTTATCAGAAATTTTTTCCAATCCAATATTATTAAATTGAATTTCTTCATTTTCATCACCTATTTGTGCGCGAACAGACCTTGATTCGTATCCGTTCATAGAAAATACAAATTCATAATCTCCTGGATATAATTTACTCTCCCATTTTCCGTCTTCATCTGTCAAAGTTGAAAATACAACATTGTTTGATTCCAATTCAACAACTTTTACAGTTAAACCTTTTAACAATCTATTATTATTTATATCATTCACATATCCATATAAATATATGGAATTTATATCTTCAATATTTTTTACAACTATATTAAATTTATCTAGAACATTTAATGTCTCTCCATTAAACATTCCTCTATACACAACAACATATTGCCCATAATTATCACAAATATTTGTATCAAAGGTGTATGAATATCCCTCATCTAATGCATTCATAGATTTCCATGGTAAATCTTCGTACACAACCTCATCTGCTTCATGTAAAACTCTAACTTTAGGATTATCAACCTTAATAATTTTATTTTCCACTCTAAATTCACAATACAATAACGCTTTATCGCCCTTGAAATAATCCATAACCATCCCTCCATCATTTTACAAAAACAAAATAGCATTTACGCAAAAAAAAATAAGACTCGCTTAACCAAACGAGTCTTATTTTTAACAAAATTAGAATTTGAAATTCAATCCCGTATTCTTCATTTTGCTCTCAACATGCTTACGCATAACATGAGCTGTTGAAATTCTATTATGCGGAAAATGCTTTTTAGCAAGATTTTTAATTGCTTTATCGCAAGCTTCCAATGTATCTTCTGTTTCAGCAACAACTGTTTCTGCAATTTTCTTAATTGCTTCATCGCACTCATCAGAAGTAATATCACTCTTTGCCGTTTTCTTGATTGCTTCTTTCGTTACAGATTTATCAAACGTGCAAGAAACGCCCTCACTAATAAGTTGTTTCTGTAGCTTGGTCAAAGAAGCACTTACATAACGTGCCGGGAAATACTTCTTAACCAATTCCTCTGCATCAAACAAAATCTTTTCCATACGCATATCTAATTTTTTAGCCAAACGCTGTGCAAGAACATTACTCTGTTTTGCAATCACTTCACGAGAAGCCTTAACTTCCTTCTTCGCTACTCTTTCAGCGTGTTTCTTAGCAATAACATTTTTAAGCTTATCTTTCGTCATTATTCAAAAACCACCTTATTTTAATTTGATTATTTGTCTGCCAACATTGCAGCAATAATACGGTTAACGTGTTTTACAGAAGCTTCTTTCTTATCTTCCTTTGCTTCTTTAGATTCGTCTATTTCATCAGCCTCATCTGTTTCTTCATCCAATGGAGCTTCGTCAACGTCCTCAAACGTAAACGTATCTTCCTCTGGAGCTTCATCTTCGGCAACTTCGTCAGCTTCCTCAACTTCATCTTCTGCAACTTCATCAGCAGGAGTCTCTGTTTCAGTTTCTTCAACCACAGGAGCATCCTCAACAGCTTCATCCTCAACAACAACTGGAGTTTCTTCATCAACCTCAACAGTCTCTTCAACAGCCGGTGCTTCTGGAGCAACAACCTCTGTAGCACTATCCATCAATGCTGGATTCTGATAACGAGCATCCGGTGTCGTGCAATGGTCTACTGCATCTTCTTTTGCGATTTCCTGAGAAGTTTCAGCTTCAGCCTGTTGGAAATCTGGAATTTCAGACGTTTCACGAACGTTATAATCATAGACATCACCTGGGTCAGTCATTGCACGTTCTGCTGGGTCTGTAACTTTCTTCGTATCAATCCCTGCAATCTTCTCCATAACAACGCCCAATCCCTTTTTTGTGTTGTCTTTATAAGAAGCATCTACAACTTTCCACTTAAAATTCTTATATTTTACAGTATTACCTTCTACTGCTTTCGGGAGCATAGCCTTATCAATAATGGCAATATCTGCCTTTTCAATGCTTGCAACCGTAGTCTTTTTAACAGAAGCCTTTACCGTCTTAACATTTGCGTTTTTCTTAGAATCAATCTTTGCTTTTCGAGATTCAACAAAGCTATCCAACCATGACATTTTCTTTTCCATTTATATTACACATCCTTAAAAATTTTCTTAATTCTTCTTTGGTCTACCTGCTTTTTTTGCAGTATTTTTATTATTTTTAACTGATTCTTTAGAAATCTTGGTTTCTTTTTTATCAGCTTTAACAACCACTTTATCTGTCTTTGTTTCTACCTTTTTGCTATCATCTGATTTATGTTCAGACTCTAAAGCAACCGTATTAAGCTTCTTCTGTTCTTCTTTTTTGCTTGTTTCAGAAGCCCCATCAGCCTTAACAACCGTATCATCTTTTTTTACTTCCGCTTTTTTATTTGCTTGTGCAGAAGTATATTTAGAAGAATCAGTAGCATTTACAACAGTTTCAGTATTTTTCTTTGCTTTTGGCAATTCAACAACACCATTCTTCGGTTTAATAGAAGTTTTAGTTTCTTTATGCTGTTTTGCCTCACATTTAGAATGATGCAAATAATCACCTAAAAAGATTTTAATATCTTCTGAACTCTCAAATTCTTCATCTGAAAAAATTTTAGAATCCTTATCTGGAGTAAATTCTGTATTCAAATCTTTTACAAAGACATTGTAATTACCTGCTAATTTAACCTTATACAAGTATCATCAGTCCTTTACATTTTTAATTTATTCATCTATTTAGAAAATACATATTATTATAAAAAATATAACTCAAATAAAAAAATTACAATGAATACTCAATAGTCGGAATCCCTTTTTCTTTTGCCATTGATAATTCTTTTATGCTCTGTTTTCCCCCACCAATTTTTATAAACAAATCTAACATACTTATAAATTCTTTACTTTCATCACCAAAGTTTTTACCATATGCATATATAATATCACAAGGATACAATTCATATTCATATCCTTCTTTAGCCATAACACCAACTAAATTAAATCTTTTCCCCAATCTAATATTTTCCTCATTAGCCTTATCATATACCATTTTAGGGATTCCCAAATTTGTTGCTCCTGTAATAATATTTACCAACTCAGAAGTATTACAGAATTCATTCTCAATTTTATCAAATACTGCATCAATCAATTTTTGTGCATATTTTTTATCAAACTTAGAATCTGAATAACCAACAAAACCTATATTAACAGCCATTTTAATATTCCACCTTTCAATTTACGATTGTTCCGATACAGTATTTCTTTCCCAAAAAACACCATTAACGAACCCCTGAATTGAATCATCATTATTTGCCATATCTAATCTCTGTTCAGCCCACACACAAAACTGTTCATCCATTTCAATGCCAATATAATTTCTCTTTAGTTTTTTTGCAACAACCGACGTTGTTCCACTACCCAAAAATGGGTCAAATACAACATCATTCTCATTTGAAGATGCCAATATCATCTTAGCAATCAATTTCTCCGATTTTTGTGTTGGGTGTGCTGTGTTTTCTGCCATAGACCAAAATGGAATTGTAATATCATCCCAAAAATTAGAAGGACATGTATCTCTGAAATTACCTTTCTTACCTTCTACCCAATCTTTAGGTATGCCATCTACTTTATATGGTGCAATTACCTTTTTACGAATCTTAACCGCATCCAAATTAAAAGTGTATTCATCGCTTTTCGTACAAAACCAAACATCTTCTAATGAATTTTTCCAATTTGCTTTTGCTCCACGACCCTTTTCTCTTTGCCATGTAATTCTACTTCTTACATCAAAAAACTCTCTTAATACATTGCCAATAACTAAAGAGGATTTCCAATCACAACAAACATAAATAGACCCATCATTTTTCAATAATGGATATACTGCTTCAATCCACTTTCTTGTATAATTTTTATAATCCTCATCATCTTCTTTATGAAAAGTCATTTTATTGAATTTCTTTGTTAAATTATAAGGAGGGTCAACAATCATCAAATCAACACTATTATTTGGCAACTTTGAACAAACGTCAAAAGTATCGCCTAAAATTGTTTTATTCAATACATTATTCAAATCATTCTGATTTTTTTCAACAGAAATGGTTCTATCTAAGAATTTTTGTCCATCTTCTATTGAAGTTTTTATTGTTTTATTTCTTGAATCATCACTCATTTTTATACTCCAACCTTTTTTATTTAAAATAAATATAGGGCATAAACCATCGCCCTATATAAATATTATATTACTTTGATTAAAAAATTTATCATACTTTTCAATATTTTTTCGACATTTTGTTTTTTCATCATCTTATATATATTAAAAAACCAACTCTTTTATTTGAGCTGGTTTTTTAAATCACAATTAAATATCCTCACTAGAATAATACTTGTATATCTTTAGATTCTTAATTGAATAATCAACCCCATCAACTTTATCAGATATTGATGTTAAATCGTTTTTCAAATCGTCAACTGAAGTATTAATATTGTTCGTTATGATAACGCTGTCATTAACTCTATTCAATATTCTAGTCTGCTCTTGTTGTATGCGATTCAAATCTCTTATTAATGATTGATTCGTATTTTCCTGTGAATTTATCTCTTGTAACAACTTAACAACAGCTTCTAAACAATAAGATGTTTTTTCATAAGTTTTATTGATTTTATCCTCTAAAGAATCCATCCTATCATTTATTTGTTCAAAATATTCTTCTTGTATCTTATCCAACTGTTGTTCTTCCATTATTACATTACCTCAGAAGATGTATAACTAATGTTATATTCTCCCTTAGAATTGATTTTAACCGTTGCCTTTTTTCCTGCTCCATCATCAGCAGTCACCTTCTGCAAATTGTGCAAAATAAGGAAATTCATCATATCGCCTTTTGCAAACTGTTCCCATGTTGCATTAGACATAACCCCATTATCAATTTTTTGCTCACTGATTGACATGTTTTCTTCTGACATAATAACACTCTTCTTTCTAAGATTTTTTATTTTTTATGTCTTTATTATATTCAATACGATTTTTTTTATAACAAAATAAAATTATTTTTTTACAACGCACCAACGCTGAAATAAATTATATTTTATTTCACTATCTTTCATTTTTGAAAAAACTATATCAAATAATTTTCTATCAAAATCAGAATACAACATAATATATTTATATCCAGCCCATATTGAATACGCTTTTTTATCATTCATTAAACTCAATAAAACTTCTTTATCATCTGTGCTTAACAATTTAGTCATTTTAGAAGGAAAATTAAAAAAATCTTCGCTAGAAACCTTAATTAGCCCCAAATTTTTCTTTTCTTCTTGTGTTGATTCTTCATCTATTTTTTTAACAACATCCATCAACCTATTAACAAAAATAGGCTCTTTTATTTCCAAATTATTATCAATGATATATTTAACAACACTTTTTTGAAGAATGCCAGTTAGCTCATCATAATTATGCTGTTTTAATAACTCTCTGCATTTTGTTCCACTAATACTTTTAATTCCTTTTGTCATTTTTTTTCTAGGAATACATATAACATTTATTCCTCTTTGATTAAATAAATATTTGGCTTGTGTTATATGTTGCCGTGTAATGTTATCATCTGTTTCAATACCACAAATAAAATGGTCAATATTCATCTTGTTAAATCCTTGCCTAACGACATCCAATAATTTATAGGTATTCAATCCAACAAAATTTTTACTATGTCTTAACATTAAATCATTATATTCAGGCCAAAAAGTTTGATAAGAAAACATCTCTGGCATATCAACAACAATTACATTTTCCAAATCATTAACACCAATTCTAACAAGGTTTGAACAATCCTCTTTATCAAAAATTAAATTCATTCCTTCTTGCATAAGAAATACAACAAAAACATCGAACATTCTTGCCCCTGTTTCAACTAAATATCTATGTCCAACTGTAAATGGATTACAACTCATAACCGAAGCACCAATTGTTGTTGTAGAGTCAACGACAATATTTTTCTTCTTTAATTCGTTTTTATATTCACTTATTAAAGAGTTTACATTATAATCAACCACTGAAAATGACCGCTCAAATAAATAATGTAATTTATCGAAAATAATCTTTGCAATATTTTTATGACAATATGCCGTATAATGCGCAGCATCGACAAAATTTTCTTTTTCATGTTTTCTTAAAAAATAATCTTTTGTTTTTATTACAGGAAACAAATCAATTAATTCTCCTAAAATACACGGCGCACATCCAATAATTACAATATCTCCTTCTTTTATTGAAAAATTAATAATTCTATTATACATATTTATTAATGTTTCATTGTTTGTCGCGCAATTATATATTGAATAATTTTTTAAATTAAAGTTTCTCAAATAAGATGATATTGTTTCATTATCATTTACATAATATCCAAACATTGTAGAATTTCCAAAAAACAAAACGTTATTTCGCTTATCTATTTCGCCCTCTTTTCTAACCCCTTCACAAACATTTATTGAATTTGAACTATAATCATCAAAACAAAAATATTCATTATTTTGAACTAAAGATGGATTGGCTACAGAAATTTCTTTTACATATGAATCATCATAATCAATAAAACAATTTTTATAAATATCTTTATTTTTGTTTACGATATCATAAAAATATTTTTTTCTAAACTTATCAAAAAATACCTCATATTCTAAATTTTTTTTATCATATGTTTTATAAACAGTATCCGTACATATTTTTTCAACATAATTTTCAAATTCATTTTTTCTTTCTAAGTCCTTAACCAATGGTATTTCCAACAAATACATATTTGCACCACGATGAACAACAAAATCATATATATCACTTATTATTTGCAAATTTTCCATATTAACCCCTCAATCAAAATGCTTCAAAATAGTATTTATAATGTTTCTCTTTTTAACGTCTTTCCATAAAACAGAATCCATATCAACATTAAAATCATTTTTATTTGTGCTAAAATCATTTTTTACATTAATTATTTTTTCTAATCTATATTTTCCCCAAATATTATGTGTGGTTATTGAAACATTTTTTAATGCATTGGAATTTACATTTATTGCAAAAGAATTTCCATAATAATATAAATTTCCAGGATTTAAAACACTGTTGTTTAATTTCGACATTAATTTTTTACAATCCGCTTCATTTTCTTCTATAACGACCCAATCTTTATAATTGTTTAGATTTATAGTATCATCTGCTTGTATTTTATCAAAATTTTTAGGAAACAATATTTTATTGTCATTGCTCATACTTACTTCTGCAACTTTCTTTAATTGTAATTCTTTTTGTTCATCCCATAATTGGTTGTTTTTTTCATAATCTTCTTTTGTAATTATCTTATAATCACCATTTTTTATTTTTTTACTATTCGGTAATTTATTTTTAATACTTTCAGTAATATAATCAAACTTTTGATTATCATCCAACATTGGCAATCCCAATCTAGCACCACAAATTTTACACCAGTGTTTTTGGTCAGAATAATCTACTCGCTTCCACCAATCAGGTTTTACATCCCAACCACCTGGACCATCAAACAACAAGTCTAATGCTCCTGCCATCTCACAAAAAAATGCACCTTTTGGCGTTATCGAAGCTCCACAATTATTTTGAATCCAACACCTATTTTCTCTTTTTTCAAATTCTTCATCTGATATCCCTAAATCTTTATAATTAACCAATACTGAAAAATGTTTTGTTTTATTTTTATGGTCATTACATCGCAATGATGAAAACGTATCACAAATCAATTCCATATTGTCATAAAAATTATTTGTTTCAGCAGTTGTATATAATCGCAATTTTCCATGATTATAAGGCATATAATCCATAGCATATTTATTTACATCACAAACAGGTTCAGTAAACATTTTATTTGTTGCCGTTCCGAATTTATCATGTAAATATTGAACCATTTTTGCAAAATCAGGATGTAACAATGGTTCTCCACCAATTATTCCAATTTGTCCATTCCAACCATCTAGCGAATCAATTGCATTTTTAAAAAACTCAAAATCCATAAAGTATGGGTTTTGATAATGTCCACAAAATCTCATACAATTTGAACAAGAATTAATACACTTATTCGTAATATCTATTAATATCGTTGGTTTATCAGCTATCTTCTTCAAGTTCCCACTCCTTTCTATCTTTACAACTTATACCCCAATCAACAATTGTTTTTTTGTTGCAATATTTACAAAAATTAATACTTTTCCTATTATTCATTTTTATTATTTCATCAATGCTATCTATCTCAAAAATATTAATAAAATCATCATTTTTTTTAACAGCATAATTTTCATTAAAAAAAGAATTGAACTTATCAATATTAGCAGGAATAATACAAGAATAAAAATCACCATTCATATTTAATTGACAGCAAGGCATTACATTAAAAAACTCATACATGTTTTCGTCAACATTTTCTTTTATTTTGTTCAAATCACTATTTCTATTATTACAAATAATATCATTATCATTTGTTTTTCCCAAATTAACCCTATAAAAATGTTTACCTTCATAATAATTTGTAACCGATAATTCTACATTATAGGTTTTAAGCTCATCATAAAAATCATTTGACTTTTCAATTGTCCCGTTTGTTATCAATTTCACCACAATATCTGGAAAAATTTCTCTCGTTTTTCTCACATAACTCATTACATCAGGATGCAACAATGGTTCTCCACCCATCAAACTGATACCATAAAACGGTTTGTTTTTTAGTATTTGTTTTAACCTTCGCAACAACCTGGTAAAATCTTCTATATTAGCAAACCACTCATCCGCTAATGGAGCAAAATGGTCACATCCCTTACAGTTCAAATTACAATGATTTGTAATATGAATATCAACAGTTCCTAATCCATTTTTAACATAATTAAGTTCTTCAATATATTCTTGTATGTTTTTTTTATTGTTTTCTTTTAGTAATTTTATCAAACCATCAACCCATTTCACCTTAATAACTTCAACACCAAATCATCTTTGTGAAAACATAATTTATTAATCACATCTTGTTTTGTGAATTTTATTTCTTGCGTGACATTATCATCAAAATCAAACAACCTCAAATATTCTGTCAAGCCATCATCTTGTGATTTATTTTCCGAAGAATAATAAACCTTTTTATTCATATAAACAAACTCAAAAATTAACTTGCCAATATTTTCAGAATATATTGAATCAACAACGTTTCTCCATCGTTGATATTTTAATGTATTTTTCAACATACTATTAAACTTTATTTCATCTGTATCTTCCGCATTTCTCTCTAGCTCATCAAACACACCATTTTTTTTATCCAACGAATCCAAATAATTTAATCTTTCTAATGAAAACTTATGATAATACACATAGTAATTGTTAGTATAAAATTTTTCATTACATGGATTTCCTAAAATTTTTATATTTGGTATATTTTGCACATACTTGTTTTTTTTATTGTTATTCATTATGTAATCATAAAACATTAACCCAGAATCAAGCATAATTAAATTATCATACCTAAAATCAAACGTAGATAGATACTTCATGATGGCAAATGAAACAATTAAATTCTCTGATTTATGATTATTTATCCATTCATTTAATTTTCCAATATTACAAAATTCATAATTCATTCCTGCTATTGGTATTGATTTATTTATCGTATTAATATATTTCATATTGTTTTTCATATCTGCACAATCAACAAATATATAACATTTTATATTGCAACCATATTTTTTTAAATTAAAATACATATCAAATAACGAAGTCGTTATCCCGTTCATTTGTGGATAATAAAAGACTATATCAACATTCATTGTTTAATTACCTCGATTTCAATATATTCTTCAGCGACTCTATACTTTTTGTAGCGAATGCAACATTACCATGTATTTCGCAATAAGGCTCTTTTTTTAATTGCTTAAATAAATCATTTACTGATTCTCTATAAAAATCATTTATAATTATAATGTAATCATAACTATCATGAAATTTTTTCAACAATTCCATCTTTGAATAACGTTGTTTACATATATCAAAATCAATAAAATCTATAATATCAAAATAGCCATTGCTAATTTCCTCACTGTTCTCATAAACAACTAAGCAATGTCCTTTATATAATTGTTTGAATTCATTATATAATTTTTTCATATATATTAATGAGTTAACTTGATTCATTACTCTTTTTAAATTTTTTCTTACATAGAAATAAGCGATTGGCTCATTACAAAAAGAATAATGTTTGCAATTTGACACATACCTAAATATTATTTCATCGTCAGCCATACGCAAATAAGAACAATCCCACTCACCATATTTTTCAAAACAGTTTCTACTATGCGCAAAAGAGCACGTATCAACCTGATTAGAAACAAATATATTCGTTTTTGAACAATCAAGCCCTTTTAACTCTTTATTTCCTTCATCATCAACTATAAAATATTTTGTAGTAACAACTTCTGTATTATCATTGATAACCTTTAATAAATTTTCACAGCATTTTTTATCTGTCTCATCATCATCATCAGGATATAAAATCCAATCCCCAGTAGAATGAATAACCCCATAATTTCTTGCATAACAATGACCTTTGTTTTCTTTCAATCGAAACATTTTTATATTATCCATACCTAGCGCATCAATAAATTGCTTCTTTTTTTTATATTCTTCAATCAATGAACAATCATCAACAATAATTAATTCCCAATTAGCATATGTTTGATTGACAACAGCCAAAACTGCTTTAGGAAAATAACAACTTCTATTATATGTTGGCATAATGAATGAGAATTTTATTCCATCCATTCTTCTTTACTCCTTTTTGATTGTTCCCATTCTATGTCTTCAATAGGTTTTCTACAATACTTACAAAAATCATTTTTATTACGATAAAACTTATCAATAACCTCATCTGTCACATTATCATCATAAATATCTAGAATATCTTCTTTTTTAACCTGATATGTTTCATTAAAATACTTATTAAAAATATCAATATACGCCTGTATTGGACATAAATACAATTTGCCATCTTTCAATTGCATTGATTTCCAATGAATCATACAACAATCAAAATCTGTTTGTTTCGCTTCATGTGTTAAAATATGTTTTCTTAATATTTTTGTTTTTTCATATTGATTAAAATTTTTTGTTCTAACCCCAACGCTATTCAATAGTGCAAATAACTTCTCATAATTAACATTAATTGGATACCTTGTCATTTCTACCAAAACATCATACTCTATTAAACTGTTTATCATTTCTCCCATTCTCTGTTTTAACAAACTACCATTACTTAATACACTCATCTTTGTATTTGGCATAATTTCATGAATTGCTTTAAAAAATTCACAAACATTCGGATGAAGTAATGGTTCACCACCAAACAATCTAATATTATCTACAATTATTTTCGTGCCTAATTGTTTCAAATCTTTTTTAAATTCCTCAACATCAGCAAACCACGGTTCAGATAATGGCGAAAAATGCGCACATCCTTTACAGTTCACATTACAATGATTTGTAATGTGATATTCAATCATTCTTACATGTTTCATTTTATAATCATTCCTTTATCAAACACTAACCCATCCAGCTTTTCATTAAACATCCTAATCATATCTTTTGCATAATTGAAGATTGGCATACCACTATCATTAAATGAAGTATTTATTAATATTGGATTCCCCGTCTTTTTACCAAAATCAATTAATAAATCATGCAACCATTTATCCTCTTTAGCATCTACTGTTTGAATTCTAACTGTTCCGTCTAAATGTATTGCCCCATCAATAATATTTTCTTTTTTACAATACCCTAAAACATTCATATATGGGGCATCAACATTAATATCAAAATATTCTCCCATATACTCGCGAGGAATTAATATGCCATATGGTCTATACCATTCTCTATTTTTTATTTCGTTTAATTTATCATGCATTTCTTTATGTAACGGTGAAGCCAATATACTTCTATGTCCTAACGCTCTCGGGCCCATTTCTATATTTCCCCTACATATACCAACAATACCATCTTTTTCTAAAATTTCAATCAATTTATCATTATTAATATCAATCAAGTTATCCTTTATGTGCCTATAAAAATATGCTTTATCATAAATTTCAGAAGTACAATAAAATTCATTAATATCTAAACTATTTAACTCATTTGGTTTGTTTTTTAATAAATAATTAAATATCGCTCCAACTGATTGACCTGTATCAGAAGCTATTGGATTCCAATATATTTTTTTAAACCACATTGATTTAGCCAAATAATAATTCAACATGCAATTCAATGCGCATCCACCTGAAAAAACCAACGTATCACTATATTCTTTATATTTATCAAAAACATTATTTAATACATCATCTATCCATATTTTTTGAAAAGTATATGCCAAATCATATTTATTATGCTTTAATTTCAATTGGTCAATATAATTATTAATATACTTTTCGATATTTTCTTTTTCAGCCCAATTATTCCAATTTATACTTTTTATTTTTTTCATAAAGTCGCGTATATCTCTAATTTCTATAAAGTTACTAGATATACCGGCATAAGCCATAAATTTACCTTCCATGCCATCATAATATTTAGTTTCTAAAAAATTACTTGATAATATCTCATAAAACAATCCATAACTAAATCGTTGTTCTTGAAATATTTTTTTTAATTTATTGTTTTTATATAAAAACACCGCATGGTTTCCATCACCTTTACCATCTATTGATACACATAATGCATTATCTAATTTATTTATTATTGCAGTTGGCAATACATGATTTTCTTGATGATGCATTTTTTTCATTTCACAATTCTCTAACATTTTAACAAACTCAAATGATTCTTGTTTCAAATATCCATCTTCGAATTGAGTATAACACCACACAACTACGTCAAATCTATCCACATTAAACAAATCTTTAATCATTTTTTGTGCTTTATAAATGTTTTTATGCATACAATCTTTATAAATTGAATCAACATAATTAGCATAATCAATCTTCTCTTGTGAATGAAACGAAAAATGTTTTTTCTTTAACAATTTATCCATTTCAATGTATCTTAGCTCTTTTGTTTCTGTATCATAATAGCATACATTATAGTCTTGATAGCATTGTATTCCTAAAATTTTCATATAGTTACCCTTTCAATAATTTTAATATTTCATCATTATGTTTCATAAACAAAACCTCTTGTAATTTTGATTTTGATAATAAATTCAAATCAAAATCAAAATTATCATCAATTCCAAATTGAAAAAGAAATTCTGTTAATCCATCATTGATTTTTTTATTCTTACAAGAATAACTGGCTTCTTTTTCTAATAGCAAAAATTCGAACATCATTTTTCCTATATTCTCATAATAATCAGCACCAAATTCTGTATATGGATTATCTTTTGATTTTTTGCTATATCTAAAATAATCATATCTTTTATACGAAAACGGTTTAATATCTAATTTGTTCTTTTTTCTTTTAAAATATTCTTCAGATGTTAATATGCCATTTTCATTTGTGCTTATTTGTTTCAATCTATTAATCCGCTCTTCTGAAAACTTCATATACCAAATAAAACTATTCTTTACAAATTGTGCATTAAACTCATTACAAATAGTAATAATGTCATTATCATTTATATACGAAATCATATTATTGAATTCATTTTGAGAAATCTCTTTCTTATATATAAATGCAGGATAAAATAAAAACACTTTATTAAAATCAATCTCTATCGTTTTTGTTTGAACTAAATCAATTACCTCACTACTAATCACACAAGCATTTCCATGTAAATCGTAATGCATTTTACCATACTTCAATGGCAAATAAACAATATTTGATTCATTACCAAAATAGCGTTTGAATCTTTTAACTACTAATTTATCATCAAAGAATACAATTAATCTTATTTCCCAATTTGTATATTTTCTTAAATTATAAAACAAATCTTCAAATGAAGTATATGCCCCATTTAATTCATATAAATAATAAATCAAATCTATTTTCATCACTAAACACTCTCAATACATTTATATATTTTCATCATTATATTCTCTATACTGTACTTTTTTGATTCCTTAATACAATTCTTTCTTATATTAACAATATCCTTACAGAAACTATTGCGTATAGAAGCCGGTAAATCGTCTGTGACAAGCCATCCATTATATCCATCTATAACTATATCATTCATTGATTTACACTCCTTGTATCCAATCACAGGCGTTCCAAATGACATTGCTTCTAATGCTACAGTTGGCAAACCTTCTATTATTGATGGTATCACTAAAACATGTGCATTACGATAGAACGGTTCTACATTTTTTTGATATCCATGAAAATGAATATTGTCAAATTTGAAGTATTCAGATATATCCAAAAAACCATCATTGGCATAATTATACCCTACAACATCACACTCATAATACGTATCTTTAATATAGTCTAATAATAACTGCGTTCGCTTTATATCCCTGTTTATTCTTCCAACATATAGAATGTTACTTCGTTTCTTATTGATTTCTATGTTGTCAGGTATTTCTATACAATTATAAAAAACGTATGATTTATCTTTATATTTTTCACTAACATATTGAGGTAATAAAAATCCTAGTCTATCACAAGATTCCAACATCATATCATAAAGTAACTCTTTATCTTTCAATGCTTTTTGAAAAAATAAATATTCTAGCCCTTGCATTTTACTAAATGTGTTTTTAATATATTTTGGCTCATTATGAAAAAACATTATTATTGGAACATTTGTCATTTTAGATATAATTGACCAAAATATTACTTGCTGACCCCCACCTGCATTGCAAAATATACAACGTGGTTTTATCTGAAAAACGGTTCGTGCAACTTTATTCATATATCCTCTAGAAAAATAAGTAATCATATCACTATGAACAATTATATTTTTCAAATTCAAAAAATTTCCTGGTTGCTGAAACAGATGAACTTCGTATTTTTTAGATAACGATTTGCAAATTTTTATGGTATATTTCTCCGCTCCCCATAAATATTGTTCACCTTCATTTTTCATAATATTGCAAGTAATAATAATTTTATTTTCATCTCTATTTTGTACAAACCATTTTTTGTTTAATGTAAATTGAGCATATAATAAATCATTTTTTATATTCACGACATGCCATCCTTAAAATATTTTTTTCCAACTTCTTATCCACCAATTTGTTTGCATACATTTCCCATATTTTACCAAACAAATCAGCTTTCACCCATGGTTTTGGATTACTAGCATAATGAATTATCTTTATTTTTTCTGATTTTATTCTTTCTCCATAAATCCGAATATATTCATTAAACTTCAAATGACCATAATTGTTTGCCAAAAAATTATATCCATAATCTATATATTTTATTTGACCATTAAATGCATCATTCATAATATCCTGTTCCCATAAATGATAATCTTTTGCTTCTGATTCTAACCTTATATAATAACTATACATTGTATCTTTTTTATTAATAACAGTATTCCTTATCTTTTTTAGATTCAATAAAATATTTCCTGCATTAAAATAATTTAACCCGTTTATCTTATCTCTTACTCCTGCTACAAAACAATCCTCAATATCAATTTCAAAAATTTCTGAAATATCTTCTATTACAACTGTATCTGCATCAATATGAAAAACCTTGTCACAATCTAGTAATTCATGCAACAACAATTTATAATATACTACACCTGCATTATCTTCTCTGATAAAAATATTTTTATCAATATAAATTGGATGGATGCAAAAATCAATAGAGCTTAATTGACCTATTTCTCCTATATCATTAAACTCTATACATAACAAATAAACATCGTAATTTACATCACGATGCTTATTTGTTTTCAATGAATACATTGAAACATATGTTTGATATAGATATGATTTATTTGTAATGTAACAAAGATTAAAACGTCTTTGCAAACTCATTATAAACACTTCTCAATTCTTCTTCATCTACTGCACTATCAATTCTATCCTTGAAATCCTTAAATGCTTTATATGCTTCATCAACGGCATTAAATTCGTCCAATGAATCTAGATATTCAGATAGCTTTTCCAAAACTTCCGTATCACCTGAATTGATTACTTTTAAATATTCTTCTTCGCGATTTTCATCTGTAATAAAATATCCTTTTGATTCCAAATAATGATTTAATTTGAAAAAATTAAATAATGCAAAATTTGAAATGGATAGTTTATCACCAATAGAATCACCCATAATGCGAATGAAATGTGTTTTTTCTCGTTCTAGTTTATCTTGACTTGATAGCTTAACCGTTTCGACTTCTTTTATATCTTGCTCTTGTAAAATCGTTGGTTTTAAATTAACGTCATAATAAATAACACATTCAGGCTCACTTCTATGTAAATCTAATTTATTAAAAATTCTCAAATACGCTTGTGGAGAAACCTCAACATAATCCTCTTTATTCAATAAAATTGGTTCATTCTCTAATTTCAAAAATGGATTAACTAAAAAAGCTCTATCTTCTTTAACTAAAATACCACAATAGCATTTCATTTCTACATTATCACTCATCTGTTTTCGTTCCTTCCTGCACTTGTTTCATAATATCATCAATATCTTTATTATTTTTATCATTTTCTTCTGGAAATTCTAGTTCTATGTTTTGTTTTCTAGCCAAACTAACCAGCAACATATTAACAACATCCATAACCGTAGCATATGCCAATTTATCAATCGGATAAATATTTTCTCTAGCACTAATTACAAAATTTTCAATAGCTTTATCTACTGTTAATATTTTCTTATCGGACATTTAAATCTTTCCTTTCATTAATAAATGTATGCATAACACCATCCATATCTTCTAACTACATGGCAAGAACAAACTTCATCACCAAAACACGTACAATAATTACAATTACATACACATGTATTGGATAATAAATTAGCAGCTCCAACTAAGAATCTATTGAAAAACTCAGCAAATGTTTTATCCCCAACTTCAACAGTCGCAACAAACAACGCAACCCATTGGTCTAAATTATCCGTTTGCAATGCCATATTTCCCCACGGTTTATATTTAACAGTTCCATTTGGCGAACCTTCTTCAAACCCTGTTACTGAATCATCCGTAGAATTACCATGCGAAACACCTAGTACACAATATGTTGGATTACCTCCGTATGAAGCACTCTCCATGTGACTATAATCTGTTGCATTATTTA